AGACGTACTCCGGCACCGCAACCTTCTGCGCCTCGAACTCGCCACGAAGCTGCTTACCAAACGCCGAGAGTGCTACAAGCTCGTCGATGGTAGCAGCGTCCACATTGAAATTCCTAAACTCATCCAACATAGGCTTCCTCCTTTCCGCCATCTGTTGCTTAGACAGATCGACAAAGATGTTTGTCTTTGAGTTCTTGTTCTTGCGTGCCATTACGCACCTACCAATTCCCCTGACTTTAGTACGTCGCTCAATGAAAGCAGCGGCGTCGCCAGAATTTCATCAACAAGCGAATAGGTTGACGCTCTCATCGTCTGGACCATATTCGGAATGCTGTAGTAGTCGACCTTGCTGCCACGGATGTCGAACAACTGAGATTCGATTCCAGCGCTGTTCAAATAGCCACTGAAAACGTTGCGTTCGCCCTCTGTGTGATAGAAGTAAACGGGCACATCCTTACCCACGAACGCCGCGTACTTCTTATAGACTTCGTGGAAAAACGGAGCAGTGTTCTCGCCGCCGTCAGAAACAACGGCGATACCATCTACCTCGATCTTCTCTGTCAGCATCCGATTCAATCCGCAGCCGATAGATGTTCCTCCATTTGCTGAAATATGGCGCGTGGACTTCTGAATCTGATCGAGCGATGAGCCAGTCACGTCCACCGTCATTGGCGTAGTGTCGAAGAACACAAGGTAAACCTTCCCCTTGACGAACTGAGCCAAAGATGCAGATACGTGCCTTGCAACCTCGATGGCCGTGTGCATACTACCGCTCTTGTCTGCCAGCACCAGCCAGTTGCCTTCAGGACCACCAGCCGCCGCGATCTGCTTGGCTTGAAGGCTACGGAGCTTCTCCTTCAACCCCTCATCCTCAACGGCATCGACAGCCTGCGTCGTCTTGAGTGTGCTCTTCTTTGACGTTGCCGCCTTCTCCATAGCCTTTTCGAACGCACCACGGAGAGCCGGGTTGGTCTTCATGCCGAGCTTCTCCAGCATCTTCACGTTCGTCGTCAACTCAGTCGGCGACATACGTTCGATCAGCGCCATAACCAAGTCGGGTTCCTTGGCCTTTGCGCCCAATGCACCCATGGCGATCAGGAACGGAATCTTACGCGCCATGATGGCCGAGGCCGCTTCTGCTGGTGACATGTTCTTCAGGTTCGCTACTGTCTCGAAGACCGATCCCTTCGGAAGGGGAGCCTTCGACTTATCGAAGTTCCGACCGTAGAGGACAATATTTGTCCGCTCCTTCTCAGGCTTCGTGTGAGCGAGAGCGTAGAGGCCCTTAAGCGTAGCCCTGTGCTGTACGGCCAGATGATCCCACCCGCGATCCTGCTCCTTCTCGTGAAGGTAGGCAGAAACCACGCGACGCAACTGGCGCATCTTCCCCGGCAACCTGATTTCGAGGCCGAAGCGATAGGCTCTCTCTAGCTCACGCGGCCCCAAGATGGCGATGTGCGCCAGAGAGTTGTCGACCAATTCCGTGTCCTTCTCGAAGGCAAGGCCAATCACGGGGAGAGCAACCTTGCTGTCCCTGATCTGACCGTGCTTCCGATCCCACGCAATGAGGTGTTGGTAAAACTCGCCCTCCTGCTCCACACCCTGCTTGCCGATGGGAAGGTAGTCCTTCAATGAACCGTGTGCGGACTTACTTAATTCCGCAATCAAACGCTGCTTCGTTACCCCTGTCTCTGCCATAGTATTCGCCCTCCCGGTGCGAAAAGTTTGTGGCTATCGCTGCCCGCTAAAACACATGGGGCACAAGCCAGATTGCAATTTCTTCTCCCTACACGCAGTGCCACAGCGATTACATTTACTTTCAGGCTCCCGGCGTTCGGCTTTTTTCGCAAACGCCTCGGGACCGCGCTTCACTCTCGCGGCGTGATTATCTCTGTGCCCCTTACCCATAAATCACCTACGGCAACTTCCTCGTTTTCAGATAGCCCACAAAGAAGTCGTAATCCAGCTTGCGCTCAGCGCAAAAATCCTTCGGGTCCATGCCGCCCTTCCTCTTGTTACAGGACCGGCAAGCTGTTAGATAATTGGACGTATCGTTCACTCCGCCCATTTCTAATGGGACAAAGTGATCAACTGTGAGTTGCGCCCGTCCCATAGAGACGCCGCAGAACATGCACTTGAATCCATCTGCAACCCATACCTTCTGCTGGACGTGTCCGGAGATTTCGTAGCGCACCTTGCGATGGAAGACCTTCTCCATCGAACCCTGTACAAGAACTTCTGGATTGTCTGATCGCTGGAGCCAGTCAGTCCACTCTTCGGCTGTCAACTCATGCATAGGTGTGGTCTGAGGCACAAACGCAAACCGGGGGTTTCCAAGTTGCGGCAACATAAAGATCGCTCGCGCGCCTTCGCCGCCGACTACGAGACCTTCAATTCTGAGGAGGGAGCCTACGTCGCCATGGAGGGCCGGACGGTGACGCAATTCGAGTTGGTAGAATCTGGAGTCACTGCCCATTTGCCTTCCCTCCCGGTTCAAAAACTCTGGCTGGAAGTCTGAGTGGGCGTTTGTTTTTCGAGCAGCCTTGCGGCCCTCGAAACCCCCGTCATGTGCGGGGGGTGGGGCTTTGAACCCCAAAAACATGTATCCACTGCAAGTGCCAGCCAAACTCGCATCCGCTCTCCCAAAGCGGAATCTTATGGAGCCGGACCCCCGAATCGAACGGGGATAGCAGGTTTATGCGACCTGTGCATGTATCCACAAGAAATGTGCGACGAATCGCAAAGGCCCAAGTGGCATTACCGTTTTGCTAGTCCGGCTCAACTTTGGTGGAGGACCTAGCGGTGAAGCTAGATTCTGGCCGAAGCCAGAGCTTGTCATGTATCCCAGAACCGTACTCGTATCGCGAGAAGTCGTCCTCGGTTTACTAAGCGGTCCCCCACAACTTATTGGGTGAAGTCTCTCGGCAACCCTTTCGGGTAACATCCGGGATTTGAACCCGGCTCTGTTCGTTCCAACGACGAATGTGGCACCGAGCCACGCATGTAAGCCGAAAATTACACCCAAACCTACTGGCGGAAGTCGATCTGCGAGTGTTGCTTGGTGTTCAAGACCATGTACGCAAATCAGTACCGCCAAAACTTTTGCTATGCGGCGATGGATTTATGCTGATCTCTGTATTCCTTGATCGCTCTGCCAATCGCCAAAAACTCATCGTACCCAAATTTGTTTGACTTCGTAGTGTTGCATCTCAAGCAGGCGACCACGAGGTTTTCTTTCGCGTACCCCAAATCTGGATTTTTCTGATCCAGATTATACTTTCTTCCGTTACGAGACAAACCATACTTTGTCCAAGAAATTTCGTCACCGCAATAATGGCATTCCCTTACTTCCGTGAACGGTAGGAAATCCTCGTAACTTAGTCTCATTTCCTTCCCGCGTCTTCGAGCATGATAGACGAGATGGTTGTAGAGAGCCTCGAATGGCCTTTTGCGTTTAGACGCTGAGAACTTTTCCGATCCCCTTTCAGATAGCAAGCAACAGCGGCGGCTGCAAAACCTTGGATCGCTCCTTTTCCCGTAAATCCTTCTTCGGAACTCCTTGCCGCATTGTTCGCATTTCTTCTCGATAAGCATCGAAACTCAATCGTGACGCAAAACTCAAAAACTTCGCAGGGGGCTGGTGGGGATCGAAACCCACTCTCCGGTGCTGAAAGAACCGGCGAATTCCGTATCGGATTGGATGCCTCCGCACCGACTATTCTCATGCCTAGCGCAGTAAGGCGTTTCGGCTTGCTCCCTGCTATTCCCCTCCGTCGAGGGAAACTCAAAAACGCAACGATTCTGAGAGTACATCCATTCCAAAATCCTGTCAAGCAAATTCTGCGCTTTTTCTTTTTCGTTCAAAAATCAATGGAGGGAGCGGCGAGGCTCGAACTCGCGACCTTCGGTTTCGTAGACCGACGCTCTTTTATCCAACTGAGCTACGCCCCCTCGTTCAAAATGGTCGGGGATGGGAATTTTGAAATCCCGGCCCCTCGCTCCCAAAGCGAGTGCTCTGCCTCTGAGCTAATCCCCGTTAAAATTTCCAGCCGATTCCTTTAATGAAAACCGGCTCGTTAAACTGGTCAGTGCGAGTGGATTTGAACCACCGGCCTCTCCGCCCCGAACGGAGCGCTCTCACGCAGGCTGAGCTACGCACTGATGGTGGCACTGGCGGCTATCGAGACCGCGACACGTCGCTCTTCAGGCGACTGCTCTACCATTCTGAGCTACAGTGCCAAAACTTGGTGGACCGTGTGAGAGTTAAACTCACCGCGACTCGCTTGTAGGGCGTGTCTCTACTTCGGTAGACGGCCCGTAAAAACTTGGGGAGAGGCATCGGATTCAAACCGATGTAAACCGGCTCCACAGACCGGCGCATATTCTCTCTGCCAGCCTCTCCACAAATTGTTGGAGCTAGAGAAGGGACTTGAACCCTCACAAGGCAATTCACAAAATTGCTGTTCTGCCTCTCGAACTCCTCTAGCTCAATTCACAAACTGATACCTCTCGTCTCCCTTGGAGTCCAACCAGAGATATTTTCCCCACTCCGCAATTTCCGCTCCCATCTGCTTCAACACGAAACGGTTCGTGTGGACTGTTGCCGGAAGAGGGCGATGGAGCAACGTCATGTTGGCTTCCTCTGGCGTCCTGTCGCCCTTCTTCTGATTGCAAGAATGGCAGGCAGCGCACAAATTTTCCCACGAGGACGATCCGCCACGGCTCTTAGGAATGATGTGCTCAAGTTCGAGCACAGCCTTTGGAGCCTTCGCGCCGCAGTAGAGGCAACGGTTCTGGTCACGGACAAAGATGTTCCGCCGCGACGGCTGTGGCCTCTTGTACGGAACTTTGGCGTAGTTTACGAGAGCGATCACGCTTGGCACGAAGATTCCGGGGTAAGCTTGGATATTCGTTGGCACCAACACCGTCGCCTTGCCCCTAGTGACAAGCTCCAACCCACGCCGAGCGGAGATGATGCGCAGTGGCTCTCGGTATCTGTTCAGTTGTAACACCGTTCTGCGAACCATCGCGTCTCTCCTTTCTTCCTAGTGCTCTGCTTCCTCCAAGGTGGAGGTACCGTCCGGGATCGAACCGGAATAGTCGTCCTTACGGGGGACGTGCATTACCCTGTCTGCCACGGTACCGTTTTCCTGTCCTGCAAGCCGACTCAGCACTTCTCTCAGGTCGGCGTTCAAGTTGATCTTCATTCTCTTCTCCTCAAACTGGAGCGGGAGCCGGAAGTCGAATCCGGGTCTTTTGTCTGGCGGACAAATATCCTAGCCTCTGGACGAATCCCGCTTGGCTGCTTGGCAGGGACGGCAGGGCTTAAACCTGCAACCATCCGCTCCAAAGGCGGAAGCTCTATCAGTTGAGCTACGTCCCTACTTCAAATCTGGCTGGGCCTCTCCGGTTCGAACGGAGCTTATTCCTGTTCCAGAGACAGGTGCCATACCAACTAGGCGAAGGCCCAACATCTTTTTCACTCGATAGTGGACAGCTACGTTGCTGATCCCCATCTGTCGCGCTAAGGCCCGTTGCCCTATTTCTGCAACAATCGCCAGTAACTCATCATCTGACGGCCAGACGCGGAATTTTCTTTTCCATTCAGACCTTGGCTTCTTCTTCGATAACCGCACCATACTCTTAGTCGGTTTACCAAGACGAAACGGTCTTGGTTTTGCAATTTCGACAAATGGAGCAACCCAGTATCGTTTTCTTCTGCCTTTCATCCATCCCAGCGATAGATACGATTGCAGTTCACTAGAGGGTATCGCTTCTTCGATGCCGCCGAGATTAACCCACACTTTACCGTATCGTGGATTCTTCTCTCCTTTGACCTCAACGCGCTTCCTACTCCTGTACTCTTCGCTGTGATGCCTTCCGCGCCATGCGTTAATGGCTTTTTGTTGGTTGCGAAGAATGATTTCGCGGGTCACGTATTTCACGGCGATAGCAATGTTTCTACGGCTGGCCTCGTCCTGTTTCCTCCTGCTTTCTGGGTTCTGTTCCCATTTGATCTTTTTTCCTGCCCAACTATGTTTCCCTCCAATGGAAGAAAAGCCATTTCGATTCATGTAGTCAAAACCGCCAGCACCGCCTTTCCTCAGGTTGTAAGAAAGCGGGTTACCGCGATTTTGCTCCACTAATTCCTCTTCCTTCTTGAAGGCTTCGCTTTCGTCTGAGAACTCGAACAGGATTTCTTTTCTGAAATTCTGTTCTCCATACTTTGCAACAGCCAATCTGATTAACTTACCCGATCCAAGATATTCATCTTGCGGGTCGTCGGTTTTGTGAACGCCGATGTAGAACTTCCCGTTAACCAAGTTCGTTGTTTTGTAGATCGTATGGACCATTTCCCTCTACAATAGCAGGAAAATGGATTTAATGCTGTGCGGGTGGGAGTCGAACCCACAATTGCCCTTACGGGTCGTCCGGTTAACAGCCGGGTGCAATGCCATTCTGCTCACCGCACATCAAAACTTGTCCCCTAACGCGACGGGACCCCAAACCGTTTCTGATCTGGGGTCCCTTTTTTTCGATGCGCTTTTGCGCTTGAAAATGTCTTTGAGACCCTATCCAGACGCGCGATTACCCTGCGGCGTTGCCGTCGCTGGTGTAAAAGGGGCGTCATGGCGTTGGGTCTTCATCACGTTCAACGGTATCGCAGGTTCAAAAAGTTGTCAAGGATTTTCTTGTGGAATAAAATCGAGTCTCACTCGGGTTCTGCCGGAACCCCCTAACAACGAAAAGGCCCACATATCGTCTGCGGGCCTTTTCCAATTTAACCGGAAGATCGATTTACGTCCTCATACCGTTTCCACCCAATAAAACTCCCCATCGTCTTGAAGGCGGTAGTAGTCAATCACATCATGCTCAGGCATCGCGAATGTGTGAGGTGGAGGAGTCGTCGGAGAGGCGTTGGAGCAACAGCTTGTCATCGTGTTCCGATAGACGTAAAAGTAGGAGTACGTTTTTCCGTCCATCATCGCGACCTGCTCTGGCGATGGCTTGGAGTTAACGATGCGAGAGTCAGTACGCCAATTCGGAATCAACATCAGAGGAGCCAGCGGCGCAAGAGCCTTCACCCCCGCTACGCTGGCTATCGACTTGAGGAAGCTGCGACGCTGCATGAGAATCCTTTTGGAAGGGCCGACCGGAGTTGAACCGGCATTGACGGAGCGAAAATCCGTTTTCCTACCGTTAGAAGACGACCCCGAAACTCGCCTATTTCCCTTTGCACGCGATGGAGGCATTGGCCGTCATCGTGGCTTCTCGCACCTTGCGGATCGCCGCCGTCTTGTCTGCCGATTCAGGACAAAGATCATTGATCGCCATCGCAAAACTCTTCGCCGCCGAACGGAGCTTTTCATAGGCTACCTGATCGTCGCTGCTCGGCGCGTGGTATGTGAACCAATTCTCAATCTGACTGATTTCCATGTTTCCTCCCGGTTTGCATTGAACCTTGGCGATCCTGAGGGGATTTGAACCCCTGTTCCCGGTTAGAGAGACCAGTTTCCTTGGCCAGACTAGAAGACAGGATCGAAACTTATGGCGGTCCCTGC